TATTTTCTTTTATTGTAAGTCTACCAAACGATCTCTATATCTTTTAAGAAACGAATCTAAAAACCCTACGTGGTCTATACCAGGTGGCAAAATAGAAAAGAATGAAACTTTATTAGCAGGATTAAAAAGAGAATGTTTAGAAGAAATTGCATACTGGGAAGATGATTTGAAATTAGTTCCTATACAAAAATTTGTTAATAACACATTTGCATATCATACATTCTTTTGTGAAATAGAAGAAGAATTTTCCCCTATTCTAAATGATGAACATTGTGGGTATGCTTGGGTAGGCGATGACAAATACCCAAAACCTCTACACCCTGGACTATTTTCTACAATTAATATAGATAATGTAGTAGAAAAGTTATCTAGTCTAAAGAATCTCTAATAGAAAGCCCTCAGAGACGTTCTAAGACGCATAGTTTACTTTTGTGCATAGATAGATGTCGTTGATCAACGTTGCTCAGAGGACGATTTACACGGTCTTAGGAGCAGTAATCAGCACCATTTCGATCCAGCATTCTCAGTAATGCAGTCCAAAATAAGTTTACATGCTCGTCCGGTGAGTCATTAATTCGTCCTATTTTATCCCATTCTGCTTCAGAAGGAACTGATAGTTCTGCACCAGTACGCAGGACATCAACTTGAATTTTACAGGCGTTTTCAAGCATATAGAGATTATAAAGAGCCTCTGGAATATTTTTGGCTACAGATAGTAAGCCATGATTTCGCATAATCAGCAAAGATTTATCGCCAATATCTTTTCCTAATTGGGCACATGATCTAGTATTAGGAAATTCGATACAATGGTAATCGTAATAGTTTATTTTGTTTTGTACTTCACCTGATTGTTGTGACAAGTTCATCAGTCCTTTTTTCATACATGAAACTGCGATTCCCGCACGGGTATGTGAATGCAAAATACAGTTTACATCTTGTCTAGTTTTCATTATTGCTGTATGAATTGCATGTCCTGCATCCATATAAGATTCTCCTGCTAAGATTTTTCCATCGAAATCAACCTTAACAAGATTAGATGCAGTTACCTCATCAAACATTAAGCCATAAGGGGTAGTCAAGTAATGATTTTTATTTTGAGGTAGCCGAACACTTAAATGAGTAAAGATTACATCTGTCCAACCGAAATGATGAAAGAGGTGATGGCAAGCGGCGAGATCGCATCTTAATTTCCATTCAGTATCTTCCATATCATTTATTTAACCCAAAAAGAAAGGGCGACTGGCACCCTTTCTTGCCTAAAGAACTAAGACTTAGCGTGACATCCAAAACTCAACGACTGAATAGCCTAGAGTTCCTGCCACCATACCTGCTCCGATAAGCATCCATCTCCAACGTTCTAACGCGGTAATTTTTTGCGCCATATTGTCGTGTGACTCTTGGTTTGACTTTTGGAAGTCATTTAAGAGTTTGTGAGTTGATGCATTGCCTTCTTTAATTAATGTTTCACATTCTTTAATATCATGTTTAACATCATTTAATGCAGTATCGAATTTCTCGTCCAAGTTTTTAAATTCCACTTTGAGAACTGCAATATCAGTATCGTACTGTTGTAATTGCTTTTGTGCGTTACTCTGTGCCATTTAAAAGTACTCCTTTTCCTTATGCTGATGGAAGTTGAATAACTGGTTTTGAAGAACCGGCTAATGGAGTACCTGCGATTGATTCAAACGTTGCCTGCATTCCAGTCTGATCATCCTGAGTATAGTCTGATCCACTATCATCAGTAAATGCTAAACCATTAACATCAGAGATAGACTCAATGTAAGTAGTTGCCGCATTATCATATGTACCTTCAATGCTCATTTCACCTGCAAGTAAATCTGCTTGTGCTTTTTTAACCATTGTACAGATACCTGATCTTGTGCCTGCCGCGTTGCTTACTAAGTACTTTCTTTTACCTTTTTGACGTTTGATGTAAACTGCTTCATCATTAGAACCAAGTACTGAGACTTCATTTTTTGTGAATGTTGCTACTGCACTTAATTCTAGTTTTTCAATGTTAGCAGTTGATACAACAGTTGTTGTTGTCAATGCTAATGCTGGTCCACCTTTTGTTGCTGAAACACCGAAAGTTGTTCCACTATCAATTGTTTTAACAAAGTAAGTAGTACCTGCAGTTAATCCACCGATGTCTGCACCAAAGTAAATTGGAGCATCTACATCAAAGTCTGCTGTTGAAGTTACTGTGATTAAATCAGTTGTTGCATCTGAACTTGCTGTTGGTGTTGACACTACTGCTAATGCAGAGACTGTGCCTAATGGTACGTTAGCACCGTTTGATGCATATGATACTGTACCAGTACCTGCGCCTGCGCCAGTTGCTACGAATACTTCACCTAAGTTAGCACCTGTTGCACCCATTGCGATCCATTGTGCCGCAGATGTACCAAGTGTATTGTTGATTACATAAGTAACGCCAGTAACTAAAGCACCTACTGTGAATGGCTTGTTGTCACCTGTGAATGAAAGTTGCTCACCTACTGATACGTTAGTAGTAAAGTCTGCATCTTTGTCTCCGTATACATCAGTTGTTGATGTGTCAAACCAAAACTTTCCAGGTTGTGTTACAGCAATTGCACCAAATGCAGTCAACTGTTTACCTGTTTGTGCAGTGTCTCCACCGACTACGCCCATATCTTGTGGTGTGTCAGATGGATATCCTTCACCAACTTGGTTAACACTTAAGTTAACACTTCCGCCGGTTGTAGTTGTTAGTGTTGGTGAGACTTGAGGTTGTACTGAAGGGTCAGAATTTAATGCAGTAAAAGTAGTTGTTGAAAGTACTTCATGTACAAAGTAAGTTGTTCCGCCAGTTAATCCACCTACTGTTGAAGCAGGGACAAATCTGTCACCTTGTGTTAATCCAGTAGTAGAATCTACTGTGATTACGTTTGTAGTTGCAGTCGTATCGGATAATACCGGTAAGGCTGAAACCTTTGCTATTTTTAATTTATTCGCCATTTTATTTCTCCTAATAATTATAGTTGACGTTCTAGGTCACACGTTCGGTGGGAATAAGCACCGCATGAGATTGTTTATCGAACTCGACAAACGAGAACAATCATATGTATTTATAGTTTTTACGTAAAAAGGGAGTTTAGAGGCGACCGACTGCTACTTCAATAATTGACAATTCTTTGCTAGTTTTGTCTTCAATAGCCTTACCTAATGTCATACCTGGATGCATAATTGTAGCAACATGATACCAAGCAGTTGCACCACCTTGTCCATCACTTACCATGACATCACCCTTTTCACATGTATCTGTTACTTTACATGGTACTCGACCTTGTAATGCTACTGCGACTGGAATGCCTGAGCATCCTTGATTCATAATATATGCTGGATTTGTTGACACGATACCTGCTACTCGTCTGCTACCTTTTACATCAGAGACATGAACTTCTTCAGTACCACCAAAGCATACTACAGTACCTACTTCATAGGCTTCTTCACCTTTATAGTATTCAGCCAAGTCAGCATATGTTGATTCTAATCTGGACCCTGATGTTAGTGTCCAATTACCTGTGATCGAACCTGCTGTAATGTTTGCACCAGTTGTAAGTATGGATGTCTGTACTTCACCGCCAGACAATACAAATGCGCCAATTTCACCCGTTGCAGAAATATTTGCAATGCCAGTAATATTAACACTGCCATTACCTGCGATATTACCACCTGATGGCATTGTAATACCGCCAGAGTCTGTAACAACTGACGTACCCTCTATTACCGGAGCAAATACTTTTCCTGTTGCATTAACATTACCTGCTCCGACATTTGCAGAGACAGTCAATGATGAAAGTGTACCAACTGATGTAATGTTAGGCTGAGCCGCAGTATATACTGTACCTGCAACTAATGCGTTTGCTACTTGACCTGATACATTTGCTCCAGCAATTGCATTTGCTGTTGCGGCAAATGTTACTTCTCCACTTACATTAGCACCTGCTACTGCATTTGCTGTTGCGGCAAATGTTACTTCTCCACTTACATTAGCACCTGCTACTGCATTTGCTGATGTTGCACTTGTTGCTAGTGCTACTGCACCTGATACATTTGCCCCAGCAACTGCGTTAGCAGTAGCGGCAAAGTTAACTTGACCTGCAACGTTTGCGCCTTGAACATTTGAAATGTTACCTGCATCTCCTGATAGAATACCTACAACGTTTCCTATGAACTGATCTGCGGTTACTCTATTAGTAAATGTTGTGTGAGTTGCATTTGATGTAATTTCTTGGAAACCTAATGTGATAGACGATCCTGATAGATATAAATCTCTAAATCTATTTGTATTGTTTCCTAAATCATATGTTACATTTGCATCAGGAGTAATATCTCCTGCTACTTCTAAACTTGTAAGTGTCCCTAAACTAGTAACATTTGGTTGTGTGGCTGTTGTTAAAGCACCGGTTAATGTTGAACCTGAAACATCATATGTTGCTTCAACATTGCCTGCTACGAATTTTGCGTTAGCAGTATCAAATGTATAACTACCACTTACATTCAGTGGTTTATTACCAGTTGCAGAAGTAGATACTAATGCCGGGAAATAATTACCCGTAGTAAGATTACCTACTACACTGTTGTCTGCTACATTAGCATAATCGACATTTAAATTTGCTACACGTGTTGTAGAGTCTACGACAATAGGTGTCGTACCTGTTGCAACATTAGAAAATATTCTGGATGCTACTACTGAATTTGTAGCATTTAAGTTCCCTACATTTGCATTACCATTAACAGTTAAAGTTTTATTTGAACTAAAATCCCAAACAAAATCTCCGTCACCATCGATAACACCTGAGTTGTTATATTGTACACTTGTATTGCTACCTTGAGCCGCTGATGTTCCACCGCCACCTATTGATGCAACTGCTCTACCACCAACACCATATACATTTGCTGTTAGTCCTGTTGTTGTGCCAATTGGCTTTTCAGGTCCAGCAACACCATTTGCATAAAGAGTATCAGAAAGTACAATAGTTGTTGTTGTAGGTAATGCATTAATATAGTAAGTGCTAATCGTATCTATTAATGAAGTTGCACTATCCATGTTACCTGTAAATCTAACAGGGTCATTTAATGAAAATACTTGCGAATTACCTACAGTAATTCTTTTGTTTGAAGTATCTGTTGATGCAACACTTGAAAATGCATAATCAGTAAATGTTGAAGTATCTACTGGAGTTGTTAAACTTGTATCTGAATACAATGAGAATGTATTTGCAGTCAAAACGTTAGCATAATATGTGCCACCGTTTAGTTCAGTCATACCAACTGCACCTGTGATTGTAACTTCTTGTCCTGATGTTAAAAAGTTTTCTACAGTTGAAGTAACAACACCTGGGTTTGCTTGTGATACATCTTCGATGTATGCGGTAATTGTTCCTTTAGGTGTCCAAGATAAATTACCTAGACCATCTGTTTCAATTGTATAACCAACTGAACCGCCGTCGATTTGAACATTGCTAATCTCTCCTAAGTCAACTAATCCGCCGGCGTCTCCACCTCTGTTAACCCAGTTATTGCCGTCAAATGCTAAGACTTGTCCGTCTGCGACTGTACTATTTGATATGTTTAAGTTACCAACTGATCCGTCGATTTGACTGAATGTGATATCAGAGTATGAAGTTAAAACTTCAATATTTTCTAATCCACTAGTAGTTTTACCTATAAAGACTCTTTTTGCATCACTGGCAAAACCGATTTCTGCTTCGTCTAATTGTGGTAAATCAACTAGGTTACCAGCCCTTTGTTGAATTTTAGAGATTTGTATAATGCTCATAAGTCTAATCTTTTCCTTTGATTATACTTATTTATCATTGATTTTAAATCAATGTGGCATTTTATCAGATGTACTTAGTGTAGTATTCTTCTAACTTCTTAAGCCATTGTTGATGATACTTGTCGAACTCGTTGCCTTCTACAATAAACTCTTGGTATTCGTAGTCTTTGCTACACATAAACACGACACCTTTTTTGATATTGGTGCCATATAACACATTATGTGCATCTGCATAAGCCGCTAATTGAATAAAATAATCGTCAATCCATTCACGTTTTTTAGGTCGATTAGTTTGTTTGTGATCCATGATTGCTTCATCACCTTTGTGCAAACCAACTAAGTCAGTTGTACCTGCATAGATTTCAGGATAGTATAATGTTACTTCAGTTCCCCAAAATTCTTCACAGTTTACTAGACCTTTGTCAATAATTTCTTGTGCCATAATATGACTTTGTTTGCTGTATGGATTAGATCCGTATTGCCCCATGTCTCCAGTATCACTTAATACATAGTTTTCTAACCATTTATGCATACGTGTTCCGCGACCTGCGGCTTCTGTAGTGATCTCTTGTGCTTTAGCATATCCAACTCTTTTACGCCATTCTTGCAATGACTTTTTCTTTTCTTCTGATTGAGTAGCAGATAAAATAGTTGTTACACTAGGAAGTTTACCGCCGTCTGGTGTAAGATATTTACGTGAACCATCAAAGTTTTTCTTTTTTAGTTCTTGGTATGGATATTTTTGTGTTATCATTATGGCCTCATGTGATCTGTTTCTGGTTTTCCTGCCCAATTTTTATTAAGATAATCCATTCCTAATTCATGGAAGTAATATACGTTTCTACAAAATTCAAGTGGATAAAAATTTATAGTATTAGTATGATTATCACGGATATCTTTTTCCGTTTTTGGAGTATGTATTAGTATATCATGTAACTTAGCATGGTTGCAGTCAATCACTTCGATTTCATCATAACGTTTTTCTATTTCTTTCCAAACATAATCTGCAAGATGTTTATGTCCTTCTACTGTTTCATGTAAACAAGGCGTCTTGTCAAAATCTTGTGTAACTTCATTAAAATTTCTTAATTTGCCAGAGTGTAATTCTAATTCATTTGCCAAAATTGTCTCGTAACGTTCTATAAAATCTTGTACTACCGCTGAAGTATTTGGCATATAATCACTCATCAGATGAGGTATATTGTTTGTATCTAATAAACTATTAATACTTGCCCAACGATGTAATTTATCTTGCTCCATTAAACAATAATAGTGATCATCAGAATTTAAAATTATTTCTTTTTCTAACTGAGAGTGAGTTCCATAACCATCGACAATATAAAAATGATGGGGAGGACTAACATCTGCTAAGTAGCATTCCCTACGTGATGATTGAGTGTATGCATGTATATAGAAAGGATTGTTGTCGTGCAAAAGGTCTTTGTAAAAGTATTGCATCGTTCTACGAAAGACTGCTTGATTGCCCTGTCCGGGTAGAGCAAGATTAACTAGCGGAACTCCTAAACGTTTTGCAATAATAGAAGCCCAACAATCATTGATTGGATCTGATATTCCGTGTCCATATGTATAACTACAGCCGTTAACGACTAAGTGTGATATTTTTAAATTCAAATTGTAAAACTCTCTCCACAACCACAACGTGCTTTCTCTAACGGATTAATAAATTCAAAACCTTCATTTAATCCTTGTTTTTGATAGTCTACTGTGATTCCTTCAAGTATAGTGTTAGCCTTAGGATCGATTAATATTGAAAACCCATCATATTCATTGATAATATCTTCTTCGTTGATACTATCTGCATATTCAAGTTTGTAAGCATATCCACTACACCCTGTAGTTTCTATGCCTATACGAATACCAACGCCTTTACCGCGTTTTTCTAAATGGGCTTTAATTTTATCTTTTGCAATGTCTGTAACTTCCATACTTGTATTTAACACCTCAATATGTTATTATAAAGTAATTTATATTACGTGTAAAGTGGATTGGGTTTATATTTTAAAAGCGCCGCGATCTTTTTTCATAGCAGACTTTGCCATTTTATCAACGGTTTTTTCACTATCAGATTTTTTGTCTTTTCCGGGTTCAATGTTAACAGGTTCATGTCCTTTGAACACTACTTTGTCTCCTTGAATATTTGAAATGACACTTTTTAAAAGAGGCTTTTCCATCATTTTGTACAAGTCTTGTACATCAAGTATAATGTCATTATCTTGGAATGTGTCAAGCAGTTGATCAACCGTAAAATTATCAGGATCAATGGACCCATCTTCTACGTGTTGTTTTAGTTGATTAGAAACAGCCACGATACTGGCTGCCATTGCATTGCTATCCTGAGCATCAACAAACTCGTAAAGCCTCATGTGCTTTACCTTTTTGCTCTACCGACTGGTCCTGTTGATACGTCTACGTCTACGTCTTCGACATCACCGACAACTGAGTCAGGAGCATTCACATCTACTACGTCAGTTCCTTCGTCACCTGTTACATTCATTGCAGGTTCAGAAACATCCATACTGTCAACACCAACTTCTCCGTCACCTAAACCTGAGTCTACGTCACCGTCAAATGCATCTACAACATTTCCACCTGTAATACCTGCTAATGCTTGATCAAGTTGACCTTTAACAGATACTAAACACTGGTTTAATTCTGCAAGACCTTGTCCTGCTGTTTGATCAAATGCTTGTGCTTCGTTAACACCGATTTCTGTTTGAACAGAATCTACTAATGCAGGCATTTCTTTGACTAACATGTCTGAAACTTCTTCTAACATTTTCTGTACAGAATCAACCATGTCTTGTGCGGCTAAGATTACTTGTGATCTATTAACTTCTTCATTTTCTGTAATGATTTTAGTTCTAGGTGCTTCAGGAGCAATTTTGTAATGCTCTCTGAGAGCCTGCTCTACAAACACTAACTTCATATATGCTGGATATTCAGCACCAAAGTTCTGAGATTCTTTTGCTTCAGCAATTAAACCCTTTACTTTATTATGCATAGTTTGAGTCTGGATTTTGTTCAAGCCCTTGACGTTAAAATCAACTTCAAAGTTTTCTTTCAAAGCCTTGACTGCAACTTCTTGTGTGTTTAAATCATTAAGTTTCATATTAAATTCCTAGTAATCTGTCGTAGATATATTGTATTTATCTTGTTCCGTAGAATTTCTGGGTTTTTTAAACCGATTCTTTTTGTGTTCCTCAAAAATTCTACGTTGTTGTTCTTTAGATGTATTTATTAGTCTTTCTAAGTTATACACAATTTGTTTCTTGCGACCTAAATCATCCTGTAATTTAGTTAACTGTATTAATCTATGATCTAAATCCTTTGTTGTACTTTTGTAACCTCTAGTATGAACTGCAATGTCTAAATTGATGGATGCCATTTTGCCATCTAGGTTATAAACTTCTTTTGCCCTTTCAGTATTACGATTGTGAGAAAATACGCAGTATGCCATTGCATTTCTTGCATTTATAAATTTATATGATTCTTCCCAATCATTGCATGATACTGTGTACAAGTGACTGCTTTGATCTTTTCGTATTCTGTATTTGCCAAAGGCTTTGATACCAGACCTGTCGTTACTAATATAAAGATTTTTTAATTCTTTAATTAGTTCTCCTTTAAACATCTGTTTAATTTTGTTGCGAGTTTCTTCTACATTTATCTTCTTTTTCATACGTTCTCCATAAAGTATATATTATTCAATTCAGGTGTAGTATCTAAAAAGTTAGGTAAGTCTACACTTTCTGTACCGCATTTAATCATAGGTATTTCATGGCAGTCTTTTACAAGAAAGCCTAAAGGTCCTATGTCATCATCAAACACCGAATTGTTCTGTACTTTAAAATCAAATTTCCAATAATGAAAATCTTGTATGCTTTTGTCTATTAAAAATCCAAATGAAGAATTTTCTGTGTTGTCCTCTATACGATGAGGATAATGTAATATTTCTGGATTGCCTCGCAAACTTATGCATTGCAATATAGTATCAAAGTTTGCTTGTGAATTTCTTTGAACTTGCCATAACTTGTGGTTGTCCCCAACAGGCTTTGACCTGTTAAGAACATTAGTATGAGTAATGTCAAACAATGTGAAACAAGTTATGGTTTTCATAGTTGTATTTAGTAGCCAAAAAAAAGCCTCTAATAAAAGAGGCTTTTTAATTCGTTAACTAAAACTTAGTTAGTGAATGTTGCTGATGCTACAACTGTTGATGTTCCACCAGTTGCTGAATCGATAGCAGATGCTAAAGTAGTTGCGTCCCAAGCGCCAGTAGGATATACTGCGATTGAAAGATCATCTGTTGCATCATTAGTGAACTCGTAAATGTAAACAACTGCTTTCTGCTGAATTGTTAACATTGCGATGTTTGCTAAAGTTGTGTTTGCCGCGATGTCTGCTAACTCAATGTTAAAGAAGTCTAACTTCGGTCCTTGAGGCTGAACTGTGCTGCCTGAAGAAACTGCGTTTACTCCTGGGTTTGAATATCCAGTTGCGTCTAAACGTAATACTGGATAAAAGTCACCATTTGCTCTTGTAAATTGTGCCATTTTTCTATTCCTTATTTTAAAGACTCGTTCCGAGCCTGTATAGTTTGTTGTCCCTCACCGTGAGGTTCATACTATTATTTATTCCGATTACGAAAAAATGTGGTGATAATATTACTTTGCGGCGAGATTTTGAGCAGAAAAGCCCATTCTATTGACAAACTTGAGTCCATTAGCAACGAAACCTTCGTGTGTTTCACTGCCATCATCTAAGTATCCTTTAACAGGACTAGCCTCTGCGGCTTTGTCTAATTGATCTACGATGTTCTGTTTTAGATTATACAATGCAATCCAAATCTTAAATGCACCCATAACACCGTCCTTGTGAGCATTGAAGTGATTAGTAATTTTAGTACGCATTGAGTCAGTCATTGGACGTTGCTCAACAAACTGAATAAAATCATTATACAAATTTGACAGGTCTTTGGCAACAATCTTTTTATTAATGAATACAGTAAACAAAGAATTAAATGCAGTACGTGCCTGCGGCGCTGAATTCATTAAGATACGAACAGCATCACCGTGTTGAGCAATTTCTGCTTCTGCTTGTGATTTCAACTTCGTGGGCATTTTAATCTTTGGTGTAATGGGCATCTTGCTAGG